TCGACGGCGAGCGGCATCTGCACCGGGTTGTCGGGGAGGAGGTCGAGACCGTCACACGGGAATACGACACCTCCCGGCAGGTCGATACGTTGACCGGAACACCGCCCCTGCGACGGGAGACCATCCGACGGCGGCGCCTTACGGATTCCACCTGCGAGGCGGGCCGTGTACGACAGACCGAACACCGAATCCGGGCCGACACGACCCTCGGCGGCGGTCATACCGGGCAGCAGCTCCGGACGGAAGGGAACACCTCCCGGCAAGAGGCCGCCGAAACAGACCTCACCACGACCCGGCGTCGCGGCCTTACCTGGTGGCAACATGCTCTGTGCATCGTCGGACTGCTGGTCGTGGCCTATGGTTCTTACAGATTATTCAAACACCGTTAAAACAACAATCGAATGGCAAAAAACAATCATACCGCAAAAGCCGCCGGGAAAGCTCCGAAAACGGCCGGAGTCTCCGACCGGACCGCAGACGCGCCCATGCAAGCCGGGAACGAATCGTCCGATCTCCAGCCTGCTCCCGACACGGAGCCCGCCGCGGGGAAGCCGTCGGCTTCCGAAGCTCCGGATGAGACGCCCGGTCTCCGGCCGGACTCCGCATCCGATGAGAGCGGCACAGCGGATCGGCAGCCCGATGACGCCCCGGCAACGGGCGGGGAGGATGAGCGGCCGCTTTCTCCGGCAACGGCATTCACCGACACCCCGGAGGAACTGGCGGCCCGCCAGGCTGCCGAAGCGGCGGCCCGCGAGGCGGCAAACCGCGCAGCCGCGGAATCGGGAGCCAGAAGCCGTCTGGAGATCGAGGCCGGGCGAATCCTGGCCGCATACCCGGATGCCCCGGCCGTCTACATGACCTCCAACGGGTTCGGGTTCTTCAAGGAGTCCGAGGCCCACAACCATGCGGCCACGCTCCGCGACAAGGCTGTAATTACCGTAAAACGCAAGTAAATGTTACCGAGAGTACGAATCATTTATGCCAACGGCGCATTGGGACAGGTGGCCGCGATGGCGGACGGCTGCCTCGGCATGATGGTGCTGGGTGCAAAGGAAGTGACAGGCGGCGACAAGTTCAAGCTGGGCAAGGCGTACACGCTGCGCAAGCTCGCCGACCTGGAGGCGCTGGGTGTCATGTCGGAGAACAACCCGAACCTCTACCGCAACGTCAAGGAATTCTACGCCGAGGCGGGCGACGGAACGGAGCTCTGGCTGACGGGCTATGCCGAGAGCGAGACCTTCGCTAACGCATTCGACAAGGACAACGCCGCCGGAGCCGTGGCCCTGCTCAAGGCATCGAACGGCAAAATCCGCGGTCTGATCGCTTTCAAGACTCCGGCCGAGGCCTACGAACTGACGACCACCGAGGGCCTCGACGCCGACGTGTTCGCCGCGCTGCCGAAAGCCCAGCAGTTAGGCGACTGGGCTACGGACACGCTGCGCGCGCCGATTTTCTCGCTGATCGAGGGCTACGGCTATGCCGGGGACCCTGCGACGCTGAAGGACCTTACCGAAACGGAGTACAACCGTGCGGGCGTGGTGCTCGGCGACACCGCGCCTTCGTCGAAGAACGCCGCGATGGGTGTCGTCGCCGGGCGCATCGCCGCCTCGGCCGTCCAGCGGAAGATCAGCCGCGTGCGCGACGGTGCGCTCCTGCCGCTGACCTTCTACGTGGGAGCCGAGCCCGCCGAACTGGCCGACCTGGAGACGATCGACGGCAAGGGGTATATCACCTTCCGCACGTTCGTCGGCAAGGCCGGGTATTTCATCACCGACGACAACCTGGCCGCAACGCCCGAGGACGACTACCGCGCGCTGACCAATCGCCGCGTCATCGACAAGGCGTACCGCATCGCCTACGCGCAGCTGGTCGAGTGGCTCAACGACGAGGTGCCGGTCTCGAAGTCCGGCACGCTGGTTCCCGCCTGGTGCTCGACCGTCGAAGCCGACGTCGAGCAGGCCATCGAAACGCAGATGACCGCACAGGGCAACCTGGGCAACGACCCGTCGGACTCGTCCGATACGGGCGTGGAGTGCAGGATCGACTACAACCAGAACGTACTGGCCACCTCGCAGGTAAAGATCGGGCTGCGCGTCAAGCCCAACGGATACGCGAAGTATATCGACGTGGAACTGGGTTTCAAAACCGCATAAAACGACCAAACAATGATCAACGGCAGAGAATACAGCTGGGAGGACATCACCGCCTATGCGGGCGGCCGCGACGTGATGGGCCTTCGCTCGATCAAGTACACGACCAAGAAGGAGAAGGAGCCGCTCTACGGCAAGGGCAATAAGGCGCTGGCCATCCAGAGCGGGAATATCTCGAACGACGGCGAAATAGGACTCACGCAGTCCGAGGTCGAGGCGCTGGAGGCCGCCGCGGGCGGCTCGCTGCTCGACATCCAGCTCGACATCGTGGTGGCTTACGGCGATCCGGAGAAGGGCGACGTTCCGACGATACACAAGCTCGTCGGCGTGCAGTTCACCGAGGACCCCCGCGAGGCCAACCAGGGCGACAAGTTCCAGGACCTCAAACTGCCCTTCCTCTTTCTGGAACGGCGATAACCAAAACGAACAACCGTCCGGCTCCGGCCGGACAAAACGATGAAATTATCATGGAGATGAAGCAAACCCTTATCGGCGAGGTTACGGCCGACCAGATCAACGCTTGGAAAGAGCAGCACGGCGAGGTCTTCGCCATCAAGGTAAACGGTCACGTGTGCTACCTGCGCAAACCCACGCGGCGCGACCTCTCGTTCGCGTCGGGCGCGGGAAAGAAGGACCCGCTGAAGTTCAACGAAACCCTGCTGCGCGACTGCTGGCTGGGCGGCAGCGAGGCGATCCGCCGCGACGATGACAAGTTTATGGGCGCATCGGGCGTTCTCGACAAGATCATCCCCGACGCGGAGGCCGAGCTGGAAAAGCTCTGAAGGCTACCGAGGTCGATCCTGCGGAGGGCCGCGACTGGGTCCGGAAACTGGACACCCAACTGCGCTATTACCTCCATATCGACCCCGATAGCCTCACCGACTGGGAATGGGCCATGCGTGTGAACGAGCTGATGTGGATACGCAAGCAGGAGGCGAAAGCCGCACAGCAGAAATAGCAGGCCCGGAATCGCAAGGTTCGGACTGTCGGGAGATTTACTCCCGTGCGGAGGACAACACCAAGGGCCGCGCAGGCATCGTCCGCGGGTCACTTTCCGCAAGTCGCGCCGTTGTCTCGCACGGGGGAAAGAACCCCGCGGTCCGGACCTTTCCTAATTTTCCATATAAAGAATGAAGGCGAGCAGCAGGTAGAGCAGCGACCAGCCGAAGACGATGCACCGCGCCTGCCACGGATGCGTTTCGCGGTTTTTATACGCTACGGCAAAGGGCATCGCAGGCAGGCAGAGCAACACGCCGAGCGCTTTCGGGATATACGGCAGCACGGCCCGCGCAGCTTTCAATACATAGAAAACCACGGCGACGGCGAACCAAATACCTATAAGTCCTGCTACCATACGCAGCGAAGATACGAAAAAACGGACACAATGGCAAATGTTGTCGAATATACGCTCTCTCTGAACGACCGGATCACGGGGAAGTTGAACAAGATCAACATCACCAACAACCGGGCGCTGGAGGTCTGGGCGAGGGTCGAGCAGCGGGTAAACAGAGCGAACAGCACCATGCAGAAATGCGGTGTCACGCTGGGCAGCCTCCGCGAGCGTGTCGATGCGCTGCGCGCCGAGCGCGAGTGGATTCCGGCCAGCAACATCAACGCCATACGCCGCACCAACATCGAGGTCAAGGCTCTCGAACGGCAGATCCGCCAGCTCGAACGGGTGAACGGCGGCAAGATCAAGACCATGCTGTCGGAGGCCTTCAACAGCATTCCGTTCGCCAATACGCTGACCAATCCCATCGTTATGGCGGGCATGGCGGGCTTCAAGGCGCTGCAAACGGGCTTCGAACGAGAAAAGGTGCAGGTCGCCTTCGACGTGTTGCTTCAAGGCGACACGAAAGCTTCGAAAGCCTTGCAGGACGAGATTCGCCACTACGGCATGATAACGCCCTATATGACGGCCGAGTTGCAGGATGCTGCGAAGATGATGCTCTCGTTCGGCATCGCACAGGATAAGATCATGCCCAACATGAAGGCGTTGGGCGATATTGCGATGGGCGACAAGAACAAACTCAATTCGCTGACGCTGGCCTTCTCGCAGATGACCTCTACCGGAAAACTGATGGGGCAGGACTTGCTCCAGATGATCAACGCAGGTTTCAACCCGCTGACGGAAATTTCCCGCAAGACGGGCAAGTCCATCGGCGTATTGAAGGACGAGATGTCGAAGGGGCACATCTCGGCCGACATGGTGACCGAGGCGTTCTATTCAGCGACGCGGGCCGGAGGTCAGTTCTACGGGATGACCGAAAAGATGGGACAGACGGCCGCGGGTAAGTGGTCCACGCTTCTCGGACTGGCGGGCGATCTGCTGTTCCGCCTTTACGGGATCATCGAACCGCTGGTAATTCCTGCCATGACCGCGCTGGAGTGGGTCGTCGGGCTTGCCGGAAAAGGCATCGACGCCTTGGGGGCTGCTATCGGATGGGTCTCGGAGTTCATGCAGCGGCATGCGACGGCCATTGCGGTATTGGGCGCGGCGCTCGGCATACTGGCGACATCCATGTTCCTCGTCACGCTCCAGTCCAGGGCGATGGCTGCCTGGGCGGGGATCGTCACCACGGCGAAATGGGCCTGGGCGGCAGCTCAGAACAGGCTGAACCTCGCGCTGCTGGCGTGCCCCGTGACATGGATTGTTGCCGGAGTTATCGCATTGATCGCTGCCATCTCCTATGTCTGCTACAAAGTACAGGGCTGGGGAACTTTGTGGGAAGGTGTCGTCGGATTCATGAAATACACTTTCCTGGCCTACGTGGATTCCGTGAAGCTCTATTTCAGCACGATGATAAACGGTATTATGATCGGTCTGGACAAGGTAAAGCTCGGATGGTACAAGTTCAAGGATGCTGTCGGTTTGGGCGACAGTTCCGAAAACCAAGCGGCCATCGCCCGGATCAACGCCGATGTCGAGAACCGCCAGCAGGCGATCATCGAAGGTGCGAAACGGGTTGCGGACAATGCCGCAAAAGCCAAGGCATCACTCGATGGAATCAGTCTTCGGTGGGATTCCGAACGGTCGCTCGGTAATGTCGCCGCGAAGTTGAAAACCTCGCTGGGAATCGCATCGCCCTCCCTGCCCGGCATGGGCGGCGAGCTGGCGGCGAACACCCCGGGCGGTGGCAGCGGAACCTCCGGCAGTACGGCCGGGGCGGGAGCCGTTTCGGCCATCGCCACGGGCGGCAGGCGCTCCACGACGATCAACATTTCACTCGGGGCGCTGGTCGATAAGCTGGTTTTCGAAGGCGGCTACGAGGGTTCGCGCGACGACATGCAGCGCGATCTGGAGAACAGACTGATTCAGGTATTGCAAATGGCCGCGACGGCACAATAGGATGGGCAAGATATTTTTCAATATCGGGAAAACGACCCCGGACGTCGTCGTTTCGTCGGACGGACTGCGCGATCCGCTCCGCGTCCGCACGACGCAGGCCCTCGGCGGCTTCGGAGCCCTGCCTCCGTATTTCCTGCTCCGGGACACGGACGGGGTGCAGACGGCCGATGCGGACGAAATCCGGGCGAAGATGGCCTCCGTCGGCACGGTAAGTTCGGTCATGCCGCTGCGGCTCAAACGTCCGACCGACGGCGTGACCGAGTGGTTCACCTTCCCGCTCGAACCGCTCGTATCGGTCAGCGGCCGCAACGAGATCGTCCGCCGCACGGTCGCCAAGGGCCGCCATGCGGGAACGGTCAAGGAGCGGTGGAGCCGAGGCGACTACGAAATTTCGATCCAGGGCGTGTTCATCGCCGCAGGGAACCGATACCCTGCGGAAGCCATGCGGCGGCTGCGCGACCTGTTCGATACGGCGGACCACCTCGACGTGGAACACGAGCTGCTGCTGCTTTTCGGCATCACGCGTCTCGTAATCGAGAGCGTCGGATTCCCGCACACGAAGGGCTTGCAGAACCAGAACTTCGAAATCAAGGCGTACAGCGACTTCCCCACATCGCTTTTCATTCCGATTTAACGGCGTTCGAAATGTATTCGATGAACTACGACATAACGATCGGGAAGTATCGGCTGGCGGCACTCGAAAAGGTTGCGATCAAATGCAGCGTCGAGAACCTGGCCGACACGGCCGATATTACGCTGCCGGGAACGCTTTTCAACCGGACGCTGGAGGTCGAACGGAAGATCGCCGAAGGCGACGCCGTCCGCATCCGCCTCGGGTACGGCCGGGCACTGCGCGAGGAGTTCGCGGGGTATGTCGCCGAGATCGCCACCGACAACGACTCCGTGCGCGTCCGCTGCGAGGACGAACTCTACAAGTTCCGCCGGGACCTCGAAGACCGGGTACTGAAAAACGTGACGGTGAAGGCGCTGCTGACGTCGGTGGCCCGGGAGGTCGGGGATTACGGGGTGGAGTGCGACTACGACTTCACGTATGACCGCTTCACCATCCATGCGGCGACGGGGTACGACGTGCTGCGCAAGGTGCAGAGCGAAACGAAGGCCAACATCTACCTGCGCGGAAAAACCCTGCACGTCCATCCGCAGTATGCCCAGATCGGAGAGAAGGTCATTTACGACTTCGCCGTGAACATCGAGAAGTCCGACCTCAAGTACCGGGACGCCTCGAAGCGGAAGTTCCTGGCCGTGGTGGAAGGTACGGACGCCAAAGGCAAAACGATCCGTATCGAGCGCGGTACGACGGGCGGCGACAAGTTCACCCTCAAACTGCCGGGCGTCTCCGACCCGGCATCGCTCCGGCAGCGCGCCGACGAGGAGCTGAAGGTGCGGGCCTATACCGGTTACGAGGGCTCGTTCACCGGATGGCTCGAACCCTATGTCGGGCCGACATGGCTGGCCGAGATACGCGATGCGGAGTATGAATACAAGAACGGAAGTTATTACGTGCTGACGGTCGAGACGACCTTCGGCGACAAGGGGGCGAGCCGGGTCGTCACCATCGGGAAACGCATCGAAAGCAATGGATAACGCATCGAGGATAAAACAGCTTTTGCAGCAGATTACGGGCACGGAACAGTCTGTATTCCTGTTTCTCCCGATGGAGGTTGTCTCCGTCGAGGGCGACACCTGCCGGGCGCGGCATAACGGACTGGAGATTCCGGACATTCGCCTGGCGGCCATCGAAGGCGGTACGTCCGGCGGCCTGCTACTGAAACCCGCAGCCGGAAGCATCGTTTTGGTAGCCGACCTTTCGTGCGGCGAGCTGCGCGAATGCGCCGTGATCGGCTATTCGGAAATCGAATCGCTGACCTACCGCCACGGCGACACCTCCGTCGAGGCAAACGGCAACGCCGTTTCGGTCGCCGCGGGAGACATGCGCGTGAAGGTCACGGCCGAAGGCGTGGAGATCAACGGAGGTAAACAGGGCGGTCTGGTATTGGCCTCTGCGCTGCGCCGTTCGCTGGAGAGCATCCGGAACTATTGCTCGACGATGCAGCAGGCCGTCGCCGCAGGATTGTCCGGGGTGGGTGCGGGAGCTGCGGCCAACGGCCCTACGGGCGCGGGGATTTTCTCCGAACAGATGGCCGCCGCGACCATCACGCTGGAAGACTTGGAAGACAAGAAGGCAACGCATTGACAATGGCAAAGAATATCGACATACTGACCGACCCCGCGACGGGGGACCTGCGGATCGACACCCGGCGGAACAGCCAGGGCGTCTATGCCGAGGGGGTGCAGGTCGGAGAGGCGACGGCACAGAACCAGGCCGCCATCCTGCAAATGATGAAGGGCGAATCGAAAGAGTACCCGACGCTGGGAGTCGGAATCACGAATATCGCCAACGACCACGAAACGGCCGGATGGGTGTGCGAGATCACGGAGCAGCTGAAGGCCGACGGAATGCGCGTGAACGAGGTGAAAATAGACTTGACAAACAACAAACTGATCGTCGATGCGGACTACGACACGAAATAACCAGACCTTGCCGGACATCGCCGTACAAGAGTGCGGCAATATCGAGGCGGCATTCGACATCGCCCGGCTCAACGGGCTTTCCCTGACGGACGAACTGAAGACCGGGCAGATGCTCGACATCGCCTGCACGACCGCCTGCACGGAATCGGTCGTCGGGAAGCTGGCGGCCGACGGGGTGAAGCCCGCCACCGCGCCTTCGGCCGAGGAGGTCGAGGCCGCACCCTATGGCGGCATCGGATACATGGGCATTGAAATAGACTTCGTGGTAAAATGAGAACAATCGAGCAAATCAAGGAGAGCATCGCGGCCGACTTCATGCGCAACGAGCACGTCGCGGAGCTGTTCACCTTCACGCCGGGCGACAGCTTCACGGCGCATTTCAGCAAGGTGTCCGTCATCGGGATTCTGTTCTACATTTTCGCCGTTGCGGCATGGACGCTGGAAAAGCTCCTCGACACGTACAGGGGCGAGGTGGACGCGCGCATCGAGGAGATCATCCCGCACCGTCCGCGGTGGTACCGCGACAAGGTGCTTGCGTTCATGAAAGGCAAGACGCTCGTTCCCGACACGGACCGCTACGACACCGAAGGGATGACCGAGGACGCCATCGCAGCGGCGCGGGTGGTCAAGCACGCCGTGGCCGCGGAGAGCGCCGACGCTTCGCTGCTGACCATCAAGGTCGCAGGCGAGGAGAGCGGCCGCCGTTGCAGGCTCGACGCCGAGACCGAGGCGCAGCTTAAAGCCTACATCGCCGAAATCAAGGACGCGGGTGTGCGCACGGCGCTCGTGAACACCGATCCCGACCGCTTTTCGTGCCAGGTGGAAATTTACTACGACCCGATGCTGGTGGCCGAGACGGTCGAGACCGCCTGCCGCGAGGCCGTCCGGGAGTATATCGAAAACCTGCCTTTCAACGGCGAATATACGAACATGGCGCTCGTCGATGCGCTCCAGGCGGTCGAGGGCGTGCGGATCGTTGAGTTCAAGGGGGCGACGAGAGTTGCCGCGGACGAGACGGTCATCGTGCCCATCAACGCGCGTTGCGTCCCCGTGGCGGGGTATTTCACGATGGAGGATGTACAACTGACCCTGAAAGCCTATGGCAACGAATAACCTGTACGACGTGAACTTCAAGCGCCTGGCGCTCCTGCTACTGCCGACCTTCCGGCGGCGGCCGCTACTGGCCGCCTTGGTCTACGCCGCCGTGTCGCCCCTGCAATACCTGCACATGCGGTTCATGCGCTGGCGACGCGACACGGACTATCGGCTCCTGCACAACGGCCAAGTGTGTTACCTGCGCGGGCTGCTGAACGACCTGTTCGACCCCATCGACCGCAGGATCACCGTCTCCGAGGAGGTCTCGAACATCGGCAACATCGTCCTGCACAAGCGCGAAGTGCAGCGAGCTGTCCGCTTCCCGGCCCGCGGATCGGGACGCATGGTGGTGCTGAACCGCCGCGGCTACGGTGGCGTGAACAGCTACGACTTCTGGGTGAACATCCCCATCGCGCTGCTCAACGAGATCGATGCCGACCGCGTCCGGGCCGTGGTTGATGCATACAAACTGGCTTCGAAACGCTATCAGATAAACTTCGTTTAAAATGAAACAGATACTCGGCAGGTTTCTCCTGCAACCCAACAAAGACTTCCCGGCCGACTGCGAGACGCTCGACTACCAGCAGACCAACCTGCACGTCGTCTCGATTCTCGGCAACCTGGCGGGCGACAAGGCCGTCCTGTGGGGCTGCACCCCGACGGGCGGCGGAACGCAGCGCGCCGAAGGGTACGTCTTCCTGCGCACGACAGAGCATCCCGAGGGCGAGGTGCTCTACTGGGAGGGCGGCACGACGACGGGCGGCATGTACCTGCGGCAGGAGACGATCCCCGTCACGGCCGACGGCTACGACTACCCGCAGGCATACGTCGCGCGGTCGCTCGCCCCGGGCGTCGGTGCCGAGAATTACGAGTGGGAGGAGTTCTCCGAGGCGCAGTCGTTGCCGGAGCTCTGCAAGCAGATCGCAGCCCTGCAGAAGGCCCTCGCGGAGGTCAAGCGCACGCCCCTGGGAATGGTCGAGACTTGGGCCGGGGTCGCCGTGCCCGATGGATACGCCCTCTGCGAAGGGCAGCAGCTCAAGCAGTCGGAATACCCCGACCTGTACAAGGCTATCGGCTCTGCGTTCAACAACGCGACGGATTGCAATGGCCGCAGGCTCTCGACCACGGCGGGATACTTCCGCCTCCCGGACCTGCGGGGCCGCTTCGTCGTGGGCTATAACCCCGGCGACGGCGACTACGACGAGTTCGGAGCCGTGGGCGGCGAGAAGGCCCACACACTCTCCGTGGAGGAGATGCCCTCGCACGACCACGGGCTGTTCCTCAAACATTCGGGACGGCGGTTTACCGGAGGCGGCTCGGCCAACGCCCTCGACGAGGGCAAGGAACACACCGACGCCGCGGGCGGAGGACGCCCCCACGAGAACCGTCCGCCGTATTACGCCCTGGCCTACATCATGCGAACCAAATAAACACGACGACAATGGCAATCAGAGTTCGCGCCATGCTGCGCAAATGGTTCGGCCGGGGCATGTACCCCACTGCCGAGCAGTTCTCGGATTTGTTCGATAGCTTCTGGCACAAGACGGAGGACAAAATTCCGATAAATTCGGTCGGGGGCCTCCCCGAACAACTTAACGGCAAATATTCGGCCGCTGACGGCAAGCGGCTCGAAGAGCGCGTGACGCGCGATGAGAAGAACCTCTCCGACTACATCGAACAGACCGACGAAGCCATCGACCAGCTCCGCGAGGAGGACGCCGCCATCCGCAGGGATTTCGCGGCGGCTGACTCCGCAACGCTCGTCTCGGCCAAAGGCTACACAGATATTCGGGAAGGAGTAATCCGTACCGACATGGCCACAGGTGATGCCGCAACGCTTCAGTCGGCCAAGACCTACACCGATGGTCGGGAAACGGAAATTCGCAAAGATATGACTGCGGGCGATGCTACGACGCTGGCACAGGCCGAAGCCTTCACAACCGAACGCGAGGGTGTTCTGCGCGGGGAGCAGCAGGACGGGGACGCCGCCACACTCGCCTCGGCGAACGAATACACCGATGGCCGGGAAACGCTGATCCGCGGGGAGATGGCCGCAGGCGATGCCGCCACGCTCCAGTCGGCCAAAGAACATGCCGCAGCCCGCGAAACGGCGATACGCAAGGATATGACCGACGGCGACGCTTCGACGCTCTCCTTGGCCGAGGCGTTCGCCACCGAGCGCGAGAGCGTGCTGCGCAAGGAGCAGCAAGACGGCGACACGGCGACGCTGAATGCGGCCAAAGGCCACACCAACGAGCGCGAGACTGCCGTCCGCAAAGAGTTCGCGGCGGCCGACGCCTCGACGCTCCAGGCGGCAAAAGACCATACTGCGGCCCGCGAAACGGCGATCCGCTCCGACATGACCTCCGGGGATGCTTCGACCCTCGCCTCGGCCAAAGAGTACGTCGACAAGGCCGTCGAACAGATACTCAGCGGTTCA